CAGTAGACACGGCGCCGGAGCGATTAGATGTGATAGCAGTATTTAGATCTGCACCATTATATTTTAATGTGCCTACAGCTAAGTTAGCTAGTCCTGTAGGGCTAATAACTGTATTAGAATCAGGGTCTCTAGTTTCGGCTAAAGTAAAAGATTTAGCAGATTCATCATAGAAGATAGCGGCATTACCTAAGTTACCTCTATTCATAAAGATACCTACATCTGCACTAGGTGCTCCTGTCACAGAATTAGCTAGTAAAATAAATCTATCTTGAACAACAGAGTTTATAGTATTAGCAACAATACTATCACCAAGTACAGTCAAATTACCTCGGATGGTTAAATCATCCTGCATTTGTACTCCACCAGTAAAATCTCTACCGCCACCAAGAATTGCTGCAATATTAGCTTCTGCTGCTACCACATTAGATTTAACAGAATTTACATTTTGTTGAAGGATATTAATACGTGCTCCTGCAGCAATAAATGTCAAATAGTCATTTGCTTTAGATGCGTTTAATACAATGGTATCTTTAGATATTATATTAGCTTGTGCTGCTACTACATTAGCGTGAACAACATTAATATTACTTTGTAATAAATTTACATTTGTAGATAAACTAGCAGCGTTTGCACTTGTTGCTAAGTGTTTAGCCTCAATAGACTTAATACCGTATAATCTTGTTACTAATGACCCACTAGCCATTTTTTCTGCAGAAACTGCATTAGCTTCTAAAACTGTAGATGTTACACGCGTAAGTGCCATAATTGCTCCTTAACTACTCATCTTCTAGTTGTTCAAAAAACTCAGCTAAAAAGTCTTTTTGTTCTAAAGTAGTGTTATTAAATTTTTCTTCTATTTGAGAAGAGATAGTTTTTTTAGATGATATAGCATTTGTATCTTCACTATCATCTGATAATTCTTCAAAAAACTCAGCTAAAAAGTCTTTTTGTTCTAAAGGTTCTGAATCACCTTCTTCAAAAAACTCTTTTATAAAGTCTTCAACTTGTTCATCAATTGTTGGAGGCTTTAGTATTTCATCATAAGCTAAGTCTACACATACTTTTATTGCAAGTTGTTTAATATAATCAATAGTATCTTGATCTAATTCTTCACTTTTATCAAGCCATTGACGTTCACTTACGTAACTATTACCTCTTTGTTCGTAATAAATACCAACAATAGTTCCTTCGACTAGCTGTTCTATTTTTGGTTCTCTGTCTATTAACTTAGCAAAAGGAAAAGCTCTGCTAACCATATCATTACTTTTATCTTCTTCTATAAGTCTGTATTCAAAAAATACAAATTTTTGAAACATCTCATCTATATGAACTTTAATATATTCCATTATTTCCTCTTATGTTTTTATCATATAACGTGCGACAGCATGTGGAACCACAGCTGTATGTGTGTGACCGCCAGCGCTAACGCCAGATATCACAGCGGCAGTACTACTATCTTTAGCGCTAGTAGCAACTGAAGTAGTAGATAAACTTAAGGCAGCCGAGCCTGAAGCAGTAGTAATAGTTCCTCCAGATGTAAAAGCACCAGCTCCTGGTCCCATAGAAAATGCAGAAGACTCTCCTATTAGAACTTTACTTTCAAAATTAGGAACATTAAAGGTTGAAGAACCATTTCCTGCTCCATATACAGTACCTGTCAATGCAAATAAAGCAGCATAAGTTGTTCTACTAACTGCCTGTCCATTACATTCTAACCAACCAGTAGGTACTGTACCTGCCATAGCTACAATAACTCCTGCTGGCATTAAAGGTACTGGTGCGGTACCAGATCCTGTTATTGCAGAAGATAGTATAACATTTGCAGCAATAGGTGCGTAAGTACCATTTTGCTGCACAATATTTAAACCATTTTTAGTAGACGCAACGCCCGGTGTATGTGCTAAAGATACATTAGCGCTAGAACTGCCAAAATTAAATAATATAGCGGTATTGTCCGAAGAACCTAAACTTGATATTTTAAGAGCTGCGTGTCCTACTCCTATAGCTTCTGGAAACCATTTTTTACCCCCACCAGCTGTAGTCGCAGTTACTGTAAGATTATTAGTACTAACACCGCTTGATTTTAAATTAACTCTATCAGAAGTAATGCTACTAATACCAATCATAGTATTTACAACAGAGCCATTAGTAGGAGGTATGCCTACATCAATAAAATCAGCAGCAGTCCTATTATTAGCTGTTACAAGATATAATCTAGCATTAGCTGCGGCAGAACTCGCAGTAACAGTAGTAACTAACTCTCCTATTTCATAAGAAGGAGCATTAGCCATCATTACAATAATTCCATTCTCATTGCGATGACCTATACCACTTCTAGTAAAGTTACCTCCGATTGGAGAAGATTTTTTATTACTAGAGTCAGATACGAATAAAGCATTAACATTAGAATTAGCAAAATGCATTATAGTACCGTCAGGTACAGCAATACCCTCACCAGATGCAGTAAAATTTACTGTAGCAGGAGGGCTTGAACTTCTGAAATTAGTTAATAAGGAGCGTAAAGAGTTATTAAACTGAGTACGAGAAGCATTCAGTGCGGTACCCGACGTAGCTTCAATATATGTATTTGAATCTTGTAGTGCCATTTATACTCCTGTTGCTGTTAACATTACTGACATACCTGAAGATACTGATCCTGCACCTCCATCATCACTCTTAAATACCTGATAACTAATTGACTGATTTGACGCAGCAGTAGTTACTACTATATGAGGTTTATTAGAATCTTCACTAAGCATTGAGTAACTTATTACAGGTCTATTAATAAATCCTGCACTAGTAATATCAATAGTTTTAGTAGTAGCATTATATGCAGTAGTATCTGTAAAAGTAACTGTATCTTTTTCTATAGTATACCTAAATTTATCAATTGTAAAGTCAAATTCATCAGGTTGGTTATTTTGTACAATAAATTTTAATTGAAATTGTCTAAAGGTTCTAGTACCCGCTTGATATGTCTGAAAACCATCATTTACTGCTGAACCAATAAACTGACTTATATTAACATTGCCATTAGCATAATATAAAGTAGCATTTGCAGCAGTAGTAGTTCTAATTAGTGTTTGACTACTAATAGCTCCTAATGTTCCTGCAAAAGTATCACCCGAACCTGTATCACTATACTGTTTAAAGTTAACTAATTTATAACTACTTGCAGCAGCTGTTATATTGGCTAAGACATTTCCACCAGTAGCATCGCCATTAGCAAAATAAGAAGCTCCTAATCTAATTTCATCAGCATCTACAATACCAGCTATTAACGCATAAGAATTAGCATTTGCATAGTCACCTTGATCTAAAATACCTGCTGAAGTATAAGTACCAAAACCACTTGAATTGAGTGCAGCACTTCTAGCAGCATTAGTATAGAGCTGTACACTAGTAGCATTTACCCTATTAACATATAGTTCTCTATTGTTTATTTGAGTCATACCATTTACATCATGAATAATAATTCTATTACCATTAACTAATCCGTGCTCACTACCACTAGTAGTCACAACTGCAGGACTAGCTTTTGTGATTCCTGTAATAGTTATCACATTACCTGTGTATTTACCATCATCCCAAATAGCAAATACATTACCGGAAGTACCACCTGTCATAAAAGTTTGATTATTAGAATCAAATCTAGGACTTACTACTGCTGTATTACTAAATCCTAATACATGACCAATTCCTCCAAAACTTGCATCTTTTAATACACCAGCAGTACCTGAAACATCGGTAACACCAGATAAATACGTTTCTTTAGAATCATTAAAAGTAGTTTCTACTGCCTGAGTTCCTTCTATATCTACAAATACTGCTCCTGTAACAATAGCTCCAGCATCTCTAATTGAAGTTATATATTCTGCAGATTCACTGGCTAATAAGTCAGAAGCAGTAGCAGTAGCTGAAAAACCACTAGAAGTACCATTTGCATTATCAACAATAGAACTAGGATGCCCATCACCTTTATTAACAAATGCTAATCCGCCACTATTAGAAGTTGTAAAAGAGGGAAAATTAGTCTCTGCACTATTATCATTAGTTTTACCTGCAAAAGCAGTGGTAGGTGAATCCTCATTATAGGCTCTTATTACAGTACTTCTATTAGGACGACTAGTAGTTAGTGTTATACTAGCTACCTCATCACTAAAATTACCACTAGTATCTCTGGTTCTAGCAAGATAAGTAAATTCTCCAAAAGTATCAATAGGAATTGATTTGCGAGCAGTACCTGCAGATACAGTAACTAAACCGTCAGCTACAACAAAATTCTCAATGCTGGCTGATTGCGCTCCTGTTAGTCGTTTTATTACTACCTCTTTAAGATCAATATCTTTTAGCTCTCCATCAGTAGTACGGGCATAAGACCATAATAAAGTAATTTGATCAGTTTGTTGTCCACCAGTAAAATTAAAAATATTTGCTGGTTGAGCTGTTTTACCTATAATAGATTTAGCTATTACAGCAGTTATACCTCTTATATCTCTATTTAAAGGTACAACTCTAAATATAACATTTCTACTGTCACTAATTGGTCCTCTATTTATACCATTAACCGTAAATCTAATCTTACCGTCAGCATCTATACCAATAGCAGGAACTTTTACAGTATTAAAAGAAGTTAAATCTGTACCTCCATCATTTGTAACAGCACCATCTGTGATGTTATCTACTGAGTCTAGTTTATATGATATTTCATAGTCTGTAACATTTTGCTTTAGAACATGATCAAATTGTATAGTTACTCGAACAGCTACTCCACCAGTTTGTTCACGATATAAAGATTCTTCAATAGATATATTAGTCACTTTTTGTATAGGAATAGGCTGAATATTTAAACTCTTAGTATTAAAAGCACTAGTTCTGCCACCTCTAGTTTTATTTCTTGCTCTTACCGATGTAGTACCAATTGATAAATCAGGTATTACTTTATTTTTAGTAAGAAATAAAGCTTCATACTCTGATCCAATTTCTAAGTTATATACTCTATTATTAGCTAAAGTAAGTCTGCCCGGAAACTCATTAGTATCATAATGAAAAGTACCTGATCCGCCAGAAATATTACTAATAGATCCTATAGGATCTATACTTATATTTGTAAAAGATAAACCTCCTAAATTAGAAACAGGTTTGCTAGCAGTTTGTACTCTATATATATAATTAGCACTTAAAGCTGCATTATATCTTGCAGAAAGAGGATCATAACTAGAATTAGAAATACTAAATACATTGGAATGAGAAGACTGTACGTTATCTCCTATTTCAAATATAGGAACACTATAGTAATCTACCTCAGCTCTAAAAAATGTTTCAGAAGCGCTACTTGTATATATTACATTTGCATTACCAGCAACTGTATCATTTTTATTAAATACAAACTGACCAATACTTTTTTCTATACCATCTACAAATAATCTAACAAAAGCTTTATCTCTAGGGCTTACAGGCAGATCTATAATAGTTTCACTACCATTTATTTCACCATTTTTTATATAAGTATCTTCATAACCAGATACATAAAAACTATTATTTGAATAAAATCTAGAATCTAAAAGTTGGTTTAAAGTAACATAAAAAGGAGCATCAGGTATTTTATTAACTAAAGTTACCTCTTCAGTTTTTTTATTTTCTATTTTTATTGTATCGTTTGCTAGAGTAAAACCTAATATCGGTTGACTAAGATTAGTTATGATTCCTGCATATCCTACAAAATTCAACAAGCCTTGTTGTTCGGTTTTTTCCTTAATAGGTATAGTAAGATGATCAGTACCTTTTAGTGCACCAAATACATCACTATCATTAGCGTCTAGTATACTGGTTTGAAAATTTTCATCAAATACTTGTCCAAAGCCTTGTAAAGTTAATTGTACATTACCATCTAAAGTACCACTAGCAGTATCAACAACCGCTATAGAAGTACATAATAACTTTATCTCTCCTATTATACTACTAAAACCATTTTTACCTGTTACACTTACAGGAGTTATAGTATTTGTATCTCCTACTAGTACGTTAGAGTGCTCTATATGAATAGTTTGTCCACTAGTTCCTGATAAATTTGCATTAGCTACTAAACTAGTAGCAGTAGGTCTAGATATATCATACTGAGTAGTATAGGTTATACCAAATCCATCTTTTTCAGTAGAAGTTGATAGTAAACCATCCATAACAATAGAACCATCTGCTTTTGATCTAGGATTTCTTTCAAATGTAAAGTTAGGTACAGGAGGAACAGTAAGGCCAGATTGTATATCGGTATAAGACGTAGGTTTATAATCAATAAATGTATCAGAGTCAACATAAATATTAGATATATATTCTGATGCAGCTACCTGAACAGTTTCATCCTTAGTATCTCTACTAATACTTAATACTTTAAATAGTTTATCACTTTTAGATCTATATACGTCAGATTCTGTTTCTAGTTCCCCAAAAGTCCATAAGTCACCTTTTTGAGGAACAGTATTAGCAGTAAATGCAGTATAATTATCCCAGACTCTAGTTATATTATTATATCTTTTAATAGGGTTTACAGTAGCTAGATCAAATCCGGAATTAACATTATCAGTTTTACTTAGTGCAAATCCACTGCCAACTCCTACCTTACCATTAGATAGTATATATAAATCAATTCTTTCATCTTTTACTTTTATTACTCGTAATACAAGAGCTCCTGTGTTTGCTGTAAAAGTAGTAGTAGCTAAAGAAGGTACAGTAAAATGTTCTAAAAATACATTAGTATTACTTGACTGCACTGGAGAAGTTGCATGAATTTTACCACCAAAACCATAAGCTATACCACCGCTTTGAGTTGCTACTCCAATAACATCACCTGGAATAAGACTTAAAGCATCGGTACTAGTTGTAAAAGTACAAGTTCTTCGTATATATCTAGAAGCCGCAATTTGGTATTGCGCAAATCTAAGTGCCTGACTTCTTCTAGTGCAACCTACTAAGTCTAAAGATACTATATTTTCTACTTCTGCTTTTATAACACCATCATTACTACCTTCTTGATCAACACGTATTGTTTCTCTTTTATAATGATTGGTAGTATCAATATAACTTACGTCTACACCTGTTACAATATCACTTTCTTTATTACCGCCTATATTAAAACTACCCTGTTGCATAGTAGCCTCGTTAAATACCATAGCAGGAGTTTCATCAGGTAGATCACATGCTAAAGTAATTTTGCCATGAGCATATACAATAGCACCTCTAAAACTTGCTGCTAATGTATTAAGAGTATCAAAAGATTGTTTTTGATCTGCAATAACAACATCTAAGATAAATCTTCTTTCTTTAATTTTAGTTCCTTGAAGTAATCCAATTTGATTTTCTCTAATTGCAGTAAATGTATTTCTGGGTTTGTATTTAAATGAACCATCAGATAATCCATGTACACCTACAAAGTTACCAGTTGTAACATCACAAGCATCACAATATTGAGCTATTTGATAAAATCTATACTTATCAATAGTATCTTCAGGAACTCCAAGTCCATAAGTTTTATTTGTTAATATATCATATATAATCCATACTGGATTTTGTGACCAAGAATACACAAAAGTTCCATCCCAAGTTCCTGCATATATATTAATATTAGTACTTGTTTGAACTGCTGTTCCTGATTGTTGCATAAAATAACCAGCAGTAGCAGAACTAGTGGCACCAGTTGCAGTAACTTCTACATGTCTCCAGTCAATTTCTCCAGTTACTAAAGTAGGTTGATTATAATTAGTAGGTACTTTATGTAAGAGACCTTTAACTAAAGATGAAAAATTAGGTATACCGTTATGCTCATCGGTAGCTTTTAAAGCATAACCTATATGAGCAGTTCTTGGATAAGATTGAGGAGAATTTTCTATTTCATTCCAGCCAAGTAATACTACACTATCTACGGTACCAGAGCTAGTAGAATCTGAAGAAGTTTTTTCTATAGTAAATCTATATCCATTAACACTTTTACGGGCTTCAGGTATTTGAATTTTAATCATAAACTTAAAGCTACTATCAGTTTTACCGCTTATAGTTTTATCAGTTGTAGTAATTTGAGTTTGTCCTAGGCTGTCAAATACGGTTATACGTACAGATAAACTATGACGTAGTATATCGCCTTTATCAGTTATTTTTCGTAAACCCTGAATGTTAAACATAAATTCTAAAGAATCCCAATCTTTAGCAGAAGTTTCCTGTAAAGTAACTCCTGATGCGGGAATACCTGAACTGCCGTTTTTTAAACTTACAGGAGAAGCAAAATTTTGAGGGGTAATAGTTGCCTCACCGAATACATCTAATCTTCCTTGTGTAGTAGTTCCTGTAGTAGATAGAGTTTTAAATTTTTTAGTATTTTCAAGACCATTACCATCAAGATTTAATAAATCATCTATAGAATTATCTGAAAATTGTATATCTTGAGGACCATTAGGATTAATTCTATATATAGGTCCTTCTCCTACTCCTACAACTACAAAAAGTATATCAGTAGAAAATAAGTCTTGAGAATGCTCTATAGGAGTATGAGGCTCTGCTCCGCCACCTTTACCGCCTTTAGCTCCTTGTATAATAGGTATTTGTGTATTAGAATAATTAGTAAAATTTCTATACGCCATCAAATTGCTCTCCTATACTAATAGGGTCACCACTACCATGAGCAATACTAGTTATATAACCACTCAAAAATTGACCTGCTACTCTATGTTGTCCGTAAATTAACGCTATAGGTGTCCCACTTGTAGAAGTATTAGTTAAAGAACCAAACATACCATTATCTCTTGTTGTAGACTCTGTTTGTTTACTTTCTCTCCTTGCTGGAGATTTAGTCAGTAACATTGAGACAGCTGACAAACCTACTTGAAGACCTACCATTTGCATAGTACTTAATCCTGTTGTTGCTGTTGCTGTTGCATAACCTCCAGCTGCTACATCTCCCGCTGCTGCACCACTCATAGGATCAAGAGGTACACCAGTTTGTGACATTATATATATAGCCGCTATCACAAGAAGAGCATTTCTTATTTTTTTACCGTCTCCGCCTGCTATAGCAGGCACTAAATAGATAGTATCACCATCGTTAAAATGTTTAATATCTATCATATCTCTATTGATTATCTTTAAATTATCATCTAATAAACAGAAAGGCTCAATAACCTCTCCAGAAGTTACTTGAGTCATATATTTAGAAAACTTAGGATGCACCCCTTTAATATAACGTATAATATCAGAAGCTATCGTAGCTTCAAATGTATATATATTATTAGCAAAGAATTTACTATAAGCTGAATGTATTTTAAGATTTATTAACAAGATGTTCTTCCTTAAACTCATCAAACATGAGTGCGTCTACGTTATGGTCTAACCAGTATGTAAAGAATTTATTATTAAATCCTACTATAAATTTATATTCGTTAAAAGCAGCACTTATTTTATCTTCCTTACTCGGTAAAGGATTTTCTTCTCCAGGATGAGAATGAAATATACCCCATATATTTCCATCATTTTTTACTAAGTCTACAGGGTCTAGTATAAAAGTGTGTTTAGGTATGTGAGAGATGTTATTACATGGTATATATTTAAAATCATTAGTTATAATTCCTACACATTCTCTAGGATAGTCTAGCATAGCATGTGCATTCATATCTTCTTTAAGTTTTAAAAATCTTTCCATCTATATACCCCCGTAGTATATTGTTTGTAATAGTTACCATAAGGTGCAATCCAACTTTTATGTTTTATCATGGTTTGTAGTATTTTAGATCTATCAACATATAATGCACAGTGATTAGTTACATTAGTAGATCCTAAACTCATAGTTATAATATCGTAAGGCTGTGGTTCTTTTACTTTTATCCAACCATACGCATCCGTAGCTGCTTGCTCAAATAATCTTTCTTGAGTCTTACTATACCAATCTTCATCTACTATTTTACAAAAATAATCTGTTGTGTAAGGAATATCTATTTCTAATTCGTTTAGATACACTAATTTGCAGAGATTAAAACAATCAATCCCAGTCTCTGCATCATTACCTAAATGTAAATATGGAAAATCTTTGTATTTATTATACCAAGCTGTCATGTCTATAAATCGCATGTATACTCTCTACCCAATAATCGGATAAAGTTTCTACACGAGAAATTCCCCCTCCCTGAACGTGTAACATTTTAGAAGGCATTAAATACATACCAAAATGTGTTATTAAATTTCTTTTTTCTGACTTAAATGTCATTACATCATAATCTTTAGCGTTTGTCAAACTTACTTTTTTAGCACATTGAGCTGCCCAATTATCAATACTATCAGGAGTAAAATGCTTAATCCATTGCGCAGATAGGGGGTAATCTGGCAAAGAAAATTCTAAAGATAGTTCAGTACTGTAGAATTTTTTAATTATAGTTATACAATTAATATCAGTATAAGAATGAGGTAGACCTATATAGTTTCGTACCATGATGTAAATTCCGGAAAAGTTTTAATAAATGACTCATTACGTAATGAGTCTAATCTTTCTTGTTCTTTTTTAAATGTAGACAGTAAATAAGAATCATCAGTGCTAACCATAAAAGATAGCCAACTTTTAATCTGTTCTATATCGTGCCTAGTTAATAATTTTTTATAATCATTAGTAAACTTTTTATATAATTTTATTATATCTTGTTTTGCTTCTTTAGGCAGACAAGTAACCTTTTGTTCAGACGGTTCAATTAATGTTGTGCCATAAAAATTAAAATTATTACGTTTACACCATAGTATTAAGTTAGGCATTGATGTTATACTATATATACTTATTACAGAGCTTATCGTAGTTATATTGTTCTTAAACATAATAGCATGTTTTTCAAATTTAGACCAGGATAATCCCTTTCTAGAATACTCTACGCGACTTCCATATCCGTCTACACTAGGCCATAAAGATACTTTTTTAAAGTGAGCCCATAGTTCAGGTAAGTTATATTTTTTAAATTTAGAGTAGCTTAAATTAGTATTATAACTTATATGTATATTCTTAGCATAACCAGATTCTATAAGTAAAGTGAGCATTTTATAATGACCTTCTTGTATAAAAGGCTCACCTCCTGCAAAATATACTTCTTCTAGGTTAGGAATAAATTGTGGAATATCTGCCCAAAAATCTTTATTATCAGTATAATAGTCCATAGTTTTAGACCATCCCGTTTCTAGGGTATCTTTATACCAGCTAGTAGAGGCATCAGGACCACACATTCTACATTTAAAGTTACACAAATTTCCAAATCTAATATCTAAATATGTAGGTTTATTATCTAAACTTCCATCTTCATTAGTTTGAGATTGTAGATACGCATCTTTAGCAAATCTTTTATTAACTTGTAATCTGTTACTACCACTACCTTGTTTTTCTTTTTCATAACATGCTTTTATACATTCACTAGGTATTTTATTTTTTAAAAAATCTAAACGTGTTTTTTTATATTGATCACTATTCCATATATCACCTAAAGATTGTTCATAGGTTCCTACTATAGTAGTACCTGTTTGGAACTGTGCATGGCAACATAAATAAAAATTACCAGTTAATCCTCCAAAAATATGCATCCAAGGAAGTATACAACCTTTAATTTTATTGTTTGGGAATTGTACGTCCTGTTGCAGGGAAGCCTCCAAAGTGTATAGAGTTGTTTCTAAGAGTACAAGCTAATATGTTTTTACCACATATATCACCTTCAGGGCCTGATGCAGTTGTATTATCTGCAGCAATAGGATTATTATTAGCAGTAAGAGAGGTACCAGGTATAGTACCACCTGCAGGTCCCGGATATTGACATTCCTCACCTTTATATTGCCATTGACAAGTATTTTTATAGTATTTACGTCTAGGAGTTACTTGCTTAAAATATTGTAACCATGTAACTAAACCAAATGAGGCAGTATCACCGCCTAATTCTTCTAAATGATCTATCTTAAATACATCTTCTACATAAGATTCTGTATCCACATCCGCATTAACTATAAAAACTTCATCACCTATAGTAGTATTACCTTCTAAAACATCTGATAAAAATAAAAATCTATTCTCTTGTATAGATTGTATAGTTGCACTACTAGGACCTTTTGCAGACTTTATCGTATCTCCTACTCTATACGGCATAGCATTATATACCTCAACTACATTTGAAGTAATATACTTAATACTACTATGTTCAGGCCATACATCTAAAAAATTAGCAAAAGTAGTTTTAATCTTAACTACTCCTCCTTGAATATCTCTAGAGTCATTTTTTTGTATTTCCCAAACTCCTTTAGTACCGTTAGTAGCTGGAGAAGATATAGTTTGTTCATAATTCCAAGAGGAATTAGATTTACCGTATAAGCCTTCTATAGCTGCACTGTATGCAAAACCATTAGCACGGGCTCTAGTCAGAGTATCAAAAGCAATTTCTCCTGCGTTACCTACCTGTGCAGGTAATGCATTAATAGTTCTGGGATCAATTCCGTGACAAGGAGCACCATTAACATTAGCCACACAAGACCAAGTTATATTATTACCTACAATAAAAGGATCTTCTACTAAAGCAGACACGATATTGTCTACATTAAATACTGTCAAAGTAAGATCGTCAATTTTACCATCTTGATTTTGTTTAATGCTAGTTATATCTATAGGAAAAGGTATATAAGACTCTCCATCATAAGTTACATTATATTTTAAATCAGATACTAAATCTCCTGCTATATCTGCAAATTTTAAAGGAAAATTAGTAGGCCAAGATCTGCCTGTGCCTTCACCAGTAGGATTACCGTGCCGATCTGGAGGAAACCACTCACCTGGGTAATATATATCATATAAGCGAACAACAGGATTCTGTGTGAATGCATTTTTTTCAGCTATAAAAGGGCTAGGAACTTGTGAGCTAATAGAAGTTGAAGCAGTTGTTTGACTTCCTACAAATATATTTGAAGTAAAAGGAACAGATGTTAAATTACTTGATATATCAATAAATAATATTTCTCCATTAGGAATACTATTTGGAACATCAGATATGGTTAACTGAGTAGTACTATCTACACTCGTAACAGTTTGTGTACCTGTATAACCATTACTATTTGGAGAGCTAACTAAGTAGCCAGCATCTATTCCTATAGTATTAGCAACTGTTAAAGTAGTAATAAAACTTGCTGTACCTGCACTTGAGTATGCAGTGAATGAAGTAGTATTAACAAAAATAATAAAACTATCCTCATCTATAACTGTAATGGTATAAACATTTCCATTAACTTGTGTCATACCTACTACACTTGAAAATGCAATACGATTTCCTGTACTAAATCCGTGTGCACTAGCTGTTACCACACCTGGGTTAGCTCTTGTTATGCCTGTAATTGTTTTACTAGTACCTGCTGTGCCTCCTATATTAGCAACCTTAAAGGTTAAGACAGCAGCTCCTCCACCTCCAAGTTTATTATCAGCAACAGTAATAATATCTCCTATAACGAATCTGTCACCACCAGCAATAACTGTAACTGCTGCTGCACCAGAACT